TCTGGACACCACATCTGGGAACAGTTTTTTGTAATTGTAAAATCTTTTAGTAGAAATCTGTTATTTCCATCTATTGCCCACCCATAATATTGTCCTTTTTTAAGTTTTTCAACTTCTATACAAGTGGTTAATAAATTAACCACACCGACCTGTTGTGTACATATTTTTCTTTTTAGTAGAGTTGGTATTTCATGTATATTATAGCCTGAAATATTGATACAAAATTGTGTTTTGTAGTTTTTATATACGGTTTTATCAAATGTGTTTTCGTTGTGTCTATGTCTAATGTGCATATTTACAGAAAATCCAAGAGATTTTGCCAATAGAACTATATTATCAGACATTTTTTTTATAGTTGTGATTATACTTATACGTCTACCATTATTAGAAACTGAACCATCGGTGTCTATGATTCCAGCCAAAACTTTTAATCTTACGTCTTTTGAATTATATATGTAGTCATCCGGGATATGCTTATTATTGATTAAGTTGTAATTTTCTAATTTTATCTTTAGCGGATTTCTATGGTTACAGTTGTTATGTTGGTTGTGTTTATGCTTTATATAGTATCTATATTTGTTAGTTGTTTTTATAACTTCAGCGTCATTATTTTTAGCCCATGATTTCCAGTATTCAAGTAATTCTGTGTCATTCGTCGCATATTCTTTACCATTTGAATATCCGTCTCCGAGCCACATACCTAATATATACGGGTCTAAATCCACACATTTGTATGGCCAATTAACAGGAGTTTCAAGTTTGATACCTTTTAATACTTTTTTTCGCGAATCTTTCAACTTCAGATAATCTTGTATGTTAATATTTATGTGTTTATCTATGTGAAGCGTTTTACAATACGCTTCCGTTTCTTCCAATGTATCAAAATTTTTAGTTTTGAATGTTTTATCAAACCATGAAAGTTTGTATTTGTTTATCTTTTTATGATACTTTATAGAACCGTTTGCTGCATAATATAAAACAAGTGTATGTTCGCTATTTACTATATAATTATCACCTTTATTTTGTTTTATTAAGTACATATCATCTTCTCCGTTAGTTAGTTTCAAAACTGTGCGCATTTGTCCATCATCTCCTATTAATTTATCACCAATGGTTATGTCTTGTGCCATTTTTATCGTTCCGTCATACATTAAAACTTCGGTATCCGGTGAAAAACACCCACTCAACTTCTGTATCATTGTTCCGCACTTTGGGCATGGCTTTGTGTCCTTCTTTAGAAGTTCCATCGTCTTCACGGCATCCTCGTCGCAGATGTGCCCCTCCCTAATCTCCTCGTTACAC